AAAATGACAGAAATAGAAACGTTTGAAAAAGAATATCCTGAGTTATCTAAGGAGTTCAAAGACATACAGCGAGAGATGTATGAGTTGTTTGCAAGAAAGCAAATGGATTACGGACTAAATAATATTGCCTTGGGGGGTGATTTGAAAAAGTCAGAGGATAAAAAGTTTGCTTTAACAGGTTTATCCATTAGATTAACTGATAAGATAAGCAGGTTAAAGAACTTAATTAAGAATGGCAAGGCTTATGTTCCTGGCGAGAGTCAAGAAGATACATTTATTGATATAGCTAACTATGGCATTATTGGAATGTTAGTTGGTAGAAACCAGTGGAAATGAAAAACAAAGAGCTTGAATTAATTAAAGAGTTGAATAAAAACTACAATAGGGGGTTAAAACCAACTGAGAATGAATATCAAGTGTTTGATGCATACAACGACATCTCTATAATAGAAATTAAAGTTAGGGATGTTGTTTATGATACTCACTATATACAAGTAGATAAGTTTTATAATTTATTAATGGTTGGTGAAGCCATAAATAAGAAGCCTTTTTACTTGGTTAAAGACTCTTCGGGTATTTATATGTATGATCTAAACGATTTAAAGTCGGAGATTATTACTTCTGAAATTGTTCCGAAGTTTGCTCCTTATAGAACAGAATTCGACAATAACAAGAAAATTACTAAATATTTTTACGAACTAAATAAATATAATTCACTAAATTTATAACAATGAACCTTGACAAGCAACTTGAATTATTAGTTAAGAAACACCCAAATGATTTTAGATTGGGTTCTAAGGTTAGAATGTTATATCGTGAAAGAAAGCGCAATACAATCAAAGAGAATAAAGCAACTTGAGGCAGAAGGGTATTATGTTCTTAAACTAATTAAGACTAATAAAAATGGCATACCTGATTTAATTGCTATACCAAAAGACTCTAATGTTTTATTTTCAGAGATTAAAACAGAAAAAGGAAAGTTATCTAAATTACAAGAATATAGATTAAAAGAGTTAAATGGCTACGGTTTTGAAACAGAAGTATATAGAGGATAAAATATTTGATGTTGACGAGGGTTTCATTGACAAGCTACAAGAGAGCTTTTCTATGGTAGAGTCTATGGCTATTGCTAAATTAATTAATAAGAAGCTAGACAACCTTGACCCTAACAAGACCACTACTTATGGTGGGGTGATACACAAACCAAATGCTATTTTTTTTTCAGTGGATTGTGTTAAGCTACATAAGAATTTATATTCATTCACTGATATTAGGGAAATAGATAGTGATGAATACTTAGACTTAATCAACTTAAAATTAAATTTAAATGAAATTTGACAACGAATTAGTAAATCAATTAATAATGTCTGGTTACACATTACCAGAGGTAGCAGATAAATTAGAATTAAATTACCAAAAAGTAGTTTCTAATTACGAGCCTACAAAGAAAAAAAATAAGTATATTCAATACTTGAAGTTGTGGGATGATGTAGTGGATAGGAAAAGAAACAATTTTGAAGAAGTGTTAAAAGAAAAGATACACGAAAACGAAATGTATAATTGGGCTAGTTTAAGTCCCAATGACTTGGAGGCTTATTATAGGTACGAGAAAAAAAATAAGGCTTATTATGAGGTATAAATTTGAAGACATAGAAAATATTTTAAAGTTCAAGACTTGGACTGATAAGGATAAGATAGATAAGTTGTTGGAGATTGACTGTAGTTTGTATGCTCACTTAGGGATAGATTCTACAAAGGCAGAAAAAGAGGAAGTTAAAAAAAGAAGTATAGAAATATATAGAACTATTAAGACAATAGATAAGAAATTAGGAGATGAGTTTTTATACTCAGAAGATTTAAAACAATGAAACACCACACTACATACGTTAACTTCATTACTAAGTTGCTTAACGATACTACTGATGAAATTTATGAAAGTTTAATGGATAAAAAACAAGACGAGGTAAACAAGTCTTGTAAGAATCTAATTAAAATTTTAGATGAGTTGATTGATCACGAAGAGTAATGTTCTTCAACGTGACATCTAGAGCATAGCACTTTACACTTATCTATTTCTTTTTGTATTTTATTTACGGCCATTCCTCTGTGTACGCCATTACTTACTTCAAAATCTTTATTCTTTTCAAAATGGTGAAACTCAAGAGCTTGAGTGCAAAACTTTGGATGTGTTTCTTTAGAGTATCCACAGGACTCACAAGCCATTGTTTCTTTTAGTTCTCTAAGCCATCTTTGATTGACGTATCTACGGTGTCTTTTCTTTTTACCGTAACATTTAGAGCATTGTCTACGTCTGTATCTTTTACCTTTTTTTACTCCAGCAGATGGAAATTCAGTATCAGGAAAGGATTGATTGCAAATATTGCAAGTTCTCATCCTTCAATATAGTAATAATTATCTAGCTTTTATAGATCCTTTTATTTTTTTTGTTGTAGTTGTTTTCTCATCAGGATCTTTAGATAAGGTAGGTAAGTCGTTTTCTTCTATATTACTTATTAAAGACTGGCTTAACCTTTTTTCTTTCATTATATCATATAAATCTTCAGCGCTAACCCCGAAAACATCTCTTGCAGCTTTATAGTCTAAATAAAAACTTTTAATAGATTCATCATAATCTTTTTTAAAGTCTTTATATATATTTTCTATTTCTTGTGGTGTTTTACCTTCTATCTTTTTTTTATAAGCTCTCTTAATATTTCTTAAGCTTTCTTCTTTATATTGAAAGTTACTTACTTTATACCTGAACTGATCTTTAATATCTAATTTATATGTTTTTAATCCAGTCATCATTTCTTTTGCTGTTTTCAACTTTTTTTCAGCATTATATAGTTTAATAGCTTGTTTACTAATCCCAGGCTGAATTTGTGAAACAACATAAAAAAATGCTTTTTTTAACTTATCTTCTGGTTGATCTGCCTTTTCATAAATAGGAGCTCCTGATAATTTTTCACCTTTACTTACGGAAGATATTAAGTTCGCAGTCATTTCTCCACCTAAAAAAGGTTCTAAAACTGATTGAGAAAATGCATTTATTGCAGCATCTTCTAGGTTTTCGCTTTCTGATATACGATTAATTATTTTATCTATAGCACCGTGAGGGTCAGAGGCACTTACATCAACATATTCAAAAACACCATCACCTACTTTTTTTGGGGCAATAGAAGATGCCTTTTGAAAATCATATAAGTATCTTTTTGCTAATGATGTTTTATCTTTTTCATCGTCACTACTTAGTGTTCCAAGTATTATTCCTGTTGCTGCTAATCCTGCTCCTTTAGTGCTTGCGTACAACAATGCGTTTCTTGCTGACAAATAAGTAACTGCTCCCATTAATCTTTTTCTTCCAGCTTTTTGTAGGTTTTTATTAGGAGATTTCATCTCTTTTACTCCAAGCTTTATAGTGTTGTATGCAGTTCTATAAGACTCGTATGTAAATGAAACAAAAGAACCTGCAGCAGGTAATATTCTAAATTTTTGAACTATATCTGAAACCCTGCCATAGTTAGGGTATATGTTTTTAACGTTTTCAGCTGCTATCTTTTCTACTTCAGCTAGTTCCGTTTCATTAAGTTCACTTGGTTTTTTTCCATATTCAGAATCTGCATATCTTTTTAATTCATTTTCAAAACCAAATATTTTCCAGAAATTATCTTCAGCTCCATAAGCCTTTTCAAAACCTCTTAAACCTTTATTTGTTATTTGTTTTATTTTATTTGTAAAATTTGAGCTTTTTTTATCTATTATACTTGTAATTCCGTCCTCAAAATTAGCATCTTTAAAAAGAGCTTTTATTTCTTTTAATTGAACATTATTATCTATTATACCTAATCTAATATATTTATTGTATTGATCTCTATTAAAATCCTTATGAAAAGCATTATAAGCTTCTTTGAAAGATTTAATGTCTCCGTGTCCATTAACAAAGGCAAAACCCATATTGCTAACGAAATTAATAGCGTGAGTTTGAGGAGACAATATTGTTTTTCCGTACTTATTAGCTGCAACTATCTTAAAATAAGGTTCA